AGGGGTAATTAAAGATAGACACTCCTTGCCCTCCCCTTACGGGGGGGCGGAGGTCTATCACGTTTTCTCACGATGAAAGACCCCAAGGCAAAGCAGATCGCCAAGGCTAGGTCGTGGAAGAAGGTCCAGGCCATGCGGCGGCAGGCGACTTACTGGCGCAACCTCTGGCAAACAAACCCGGGACCCCTGGCTGCGAACCTACAAAGGATTAACAGTCAGAGGAGGGAATGGGCGGACGCCAGGACAAGGGTCATCGCCACGATAACGGCGACCCTGCCCGACACGATACCATCCACCGAGCTCAAGGACATGCTACGCCAAGCCCTAGCAAACGCCGGGAAGCAACACGACCCGAAGGCGGTCGTCCGATTCATCTCCAACCTTCGCCGACGACAGATGCTGACCTTCGACCTTTCGCGTCTTGTTTGGACAGTTGCCAAGTCTCCGTAGGCCGATTACACGGCTTACGCATGGCAGACATCACCACTAAGGAACAGGCCGAGGCGGCCCTCGTCCAAACGTGCGCCATGCTCGATGAGCTCGGCCTCGATTACGTCATCTACATCCGCACCGCGCACGGCACCTACGGCCGGCGTATCAAATACAAGTCCGCCAAGGAGATGGTCGACGGCTGCTGGTTCATCTCGGTCGACATCGGGGACACCGTGCACCAGATCGCCAAGGTAGCGGCCGAGGAGGTCGACGACAAATTAGGAGGGGTCGGATAGCATGAGCAGGGAAAGCGAGAAGGCCGAGAGCGAGCGGTGGTTCAGCAAGGCGACTAAGGACTTTGACCGCTGGTTCTATTCCCTGCCCAAGCGCGACCAGGACACCATGCGTGCCAAGGGCGTCCTGCCTTACGCCGAGATGCCCAGCAACCCGCACGTCATCGAGTACGACGTGAACCGTCCGTCGGCCATGTTCGACAGCGACAACGAGGGCGCCAACAGCGAGACCTTCTACTCGCGCGATAAGGTGGCCGAGTTTATTCGGAGACTGCTTGGCACCCTCGAGCGCAGCCACTCGCCCGACGTGCGCCTCCACTTCCAGCTAATCCGCATCGTCCTGCGCGATCCGAAGGCGATGGACGGCGAGCAGCTCGGCCGTCTCTTCCGCATGACGCGCGCCGGAATCAACCATCGGGTGCAGAAGATCCGCGAGGAGTTGTTTGGTGAGGAAAAGCGGGGGGATACCGACCGGAAGGAATCTATTTTAGGGGTGGGTGCCTCACGCGTGGCCCCGCACCCCGGGAAAAAAACGCGGGCGACCCGGGGGCGACGGGAGGGTTGCTGACTTATGACCACGCCCCTCCGCAACCTCGACTTGGCGGCCGCCCTGGGCGTGACGCCGCAGCGGGTGTCGGCGCTCATCAAGCATGGGATGCCCCGGGACTCAATCGAGGCGGCGCTGCGTTGGCGCGAGGAGCGGAACTCGGTGACCTCGGCGCCGTTGCCTTCGGCGCTCAACTCCCTCGACGACGGGACGCTGGCCTCGACGATCGGCCGGCACCGTCAGCTCGTGGCCCGTGCGGAGGGTGTTTGGAACGCCTCGATGGAGGGCGGCGACCCCAACCAGGGGAAGTACCAGACGGCCTACAACCAATCGCTGAAGACCTTGATGGCGCTCGAGGAGGAGCAGGAGCGCCGGGCCTTGGCCGCTAAGGAATACATCAAGCGGGAGGTGGCGGAGGCCTCGGTCCGCGCGTTCGCCGGAGAGGTGCTGGCCCGACTGGACAAACTCGCCCTCGAGGTCGCGGAGAAGGCGAACCCCGACAACCCCGCGCTCGCCGCAAAGGCCCTCGACGCTTGGGTGCGGCAGGCGCGCATCGACCTTTCAACCGATGGCTCAGACTGACCCTGCCCTGCTCGCGCTCGGTCGCTCGATTCTCGCGCCGTCGGACAGCGGCGACGTGGTCGATTGGTGCGAGGACAACGTGCTGGCCATCCCCGATTCGCCGATGCCTGGGCCGTTCCGCGCGGAGCGCACGCCGTGGATCGCAGAGGCGCTGCGAATCTGCGTCGACCCCGAGGTTCGGCTAGTGACGGTGCTCGCCAGCATCCAAAGCGGCAAGACCTTGCTCGCCCGTCTGCTAACGTGTCACATCGTTGCGCGCGCGGCCGGCCCGACGCTCATCCTTCAGGATACGGACCCTAATGCCAAAGACTTCAACCTTACTGGCCTACGCCCTCTTTGGGACAACTGCCCGCCGGTGAAGGAGCGGCTTGTGCCCGAGATGGACCGCTCCTCGACGATTCAGTTTGAAGGAATGACTGCTTGGGTATTGGGAGCGCATAACGAGAAGAATCTCCAGCGACGCGCGATTCGTTGGCTTATCGGGGACGAGTGTTGGCAATGGAAAAAGGGTCACATCGGAGAAGCGTCCGCGCGCGTGACAGCCTTCGGCTGGATGGGCAAGCGACTCTTCATGTCTCAGGGAGGAATCGTAGGTCAGGACTTCCACGTCCTGCACGAATCGACGGACCAGCGTGACTGGCATTTCCGCTGCCCGAAGTGCGACCATCTGCAGCCCTGGCTGTGGGAGCAGGTGCGATTCCCCGAGGCGGCGAAGACCTCGGCCGGCTGGGACAAGGCCAAGGTTGCGGCGGGGACGACCTACGAGTGCGCGTCGTGCAAGGACCGCCTGCCGGACACGGGCGGGACGCGGACGGCCTGCAACGCAAGAGGGCAGTTCGTCGCCACGGCCCCGGCCACGCGATCGGGCTACGTAGGGCTGCATTGGAACTCGCTGGCCTCTATGAGCTGGGGCGACTTGGGGGTGATGATGCTCGAGGCCTCCGAGGCTTCCGACGTCTACGGCGACGAGGCTCCGCGTCGCATCTTCAAGCAGAAGCGTCTTGCGATGGCGTGGAGCGAGGAGGGCGGGACGATGGTGACGGACGCGAAGGCCAGCGACTACCGGATGGCGGACGCGTGGGAGGACGAGGCTCGGCTCGACCCGAAGGGCAAGTTCACGCGGGAGGCCTCCGGCATCGTCTTCCGCACGATGGGAATCGACGTCCAGCGCGGTCACTTCTGGGCGGTCATCCGATCGTGGGGCGAGAAGGGGGCTTCGAGGCTACGCTGGTTCGGGCGGGTGGAGACTTGGCAGGAGCTAGACTCCTTGGCAGTCACCCACGGCATTCACCCGGCGATGGTGCTCGTCGACTCGGGAGACCAGACTCAGGTCGTCTACGCCGAGTGCGCCAAGCGCAACTGGAAGGTCGCCAAGGGCTCGGGTCAGGAGGACTTCGCCATTGGGCAGAACAAGCGCCGCTTCTATTCCGAGCCGCAGGCCGTCCTTGTCCCTGGGCAGAGGAACCGAGCCCGCCTCATCTCCTACTCCAACATCGCCTTGAAGGACATCCTGCACGGCCTCCGCGCCCGCCGTCTGCACACATTTGCCATCGACGCGCCGGCGGAGTACGCCGAGCAGATGGACGCCGAGGTGCGGGTGAAGGACCGCCGGACCGGCAAGCCCATGTGGATACTGCCGCAGGGGAAGAAGGACAACCACGCCCTAGACTGCGAGTGTCTGGCCGCCCTGCTGGCTATCCGCTGGGGGCTTGTCGGGTCTCAAGCGCCGACGGCCGAGCCGACGACTGAAGTTGACTCATGACCCTCTGCCCCTTTGCTTATCCGCGGAGACGGTCTCGCTGTGCTCATGGCTGGCAGGCTGGCGGTGGGCGGGGCCGTCTCCTCCTTTTGACCAGCCGCCTAGGGTAGCACCATGGCAGCCTCCGGCATCTTCATCGGCTTGTCCGAGTCCGACATCCTCGCGATCCGCGACAAGGCGGTCTCCATGCTCAAGGAGGGCAAGACCATCATGTCCTATTCCGACAGCGGGACGAACGTCTCCAAGCAGTTCGTGATGCCCGTCAAGGAGGTCTTGGCCGAGTGCAAGATGGCGCTCCAGCAGCTGGACCCCGAGACCTACGGAAAGCGCGTGACCCTCATCCGTCCCGACTGGAGGTCCTTCGACGGCTTCTGATTTTATGCCCGCTCCCCGCAAGACCAGCATTAAGAAGCCCGCGAAGGCGCCCAAGGCATCGGCCGTCAACAGCGGCGGGCACAACTTCGGGGCTGGCGCCGGCTACGAGGCCGCGCGCTACACGGGTCGCCGGTCGTTCCTTTGGCTGTCCCCTGCCCAGGACCAGCGCCGCGACCTGACGCCGGCGAAGCGCGCCGAGCTGCTGAAGAAGCTACGCTGGGGCGAGCGCAACTCCGGCCTCGTCCGGCAGATGGTCGGCGACTTGGTCCTCTACACCGTGGGCGACGGCTTTAAGTTCCAGGCGCACACCAGCGACGCCGCGTGGAACGCCACGGCCGAGGCTTACTTCGCCGAGAAGTCCCGCAAGATTGACATCACGGGCCGCTACTCGCTGAACGACCTCCTGAGGATCGCGGAGCGTCGGTGGGTCTTGGACGGCGATTTCTTCCTCGCCAAGGTGCGGAACGGGCAGGGCCTTGCCAAGTTGCAAGGCATCGAGGCGCACCGCGTCGGCGACCCCGAGACCAACGTGCCGGAGCGGATGCACGACGGCATCCAGTTCGGCGCCTACGGAGAGATTGTCGGTTATAACGTCTACCGTTCGGACGGCTCGTCCCGCCTCATCCTTGCCAACGCGATGATGATGGTGCAGGACCCCGAGTACGTCTCCGGGGCCCGCGGCCTGCCGCTCCTTTCCCATTCGTGGAACGACATCCAGGACGCCATGGAGATGATGGCTCTTGAGAAGACCGCGGTCAAGGACCACGCCGACATCGTGCGCGTGCTTAAGCGCGCCGGCGGGGAGTTCGGTCCCGACTTGGCATCCGAGCTCGCCAGCAACCCGCAGGCGGTCAACGCGGTCGGCCACGGCCTCGGCGGCAAGTTCATGGCGCTCGAGCCTGGCGAGGACCTTGACCTCAAGGCCAGCAACCGCCCCAACAGCAACTTCGACCCGTTCATGCGGATGACGAAGGCGGACGCCTCGCTAGGGGTCATGCCCATCGACTTCATCGACCCGTCGCAGATCAACGGGGCGTCGGTGCGACTGACCGTGGCGAAGATGGACCGCATCGCCAGCCGGCACCAACAAATCCTCATCGACTCGGTTTGTCTGCCTACGTGGGGCTACATCATCGGAGACGCCATCGCCCGCGGCGACCTGCCCAGCATCGACGGCTGGGAAAAGGTCAGCATCACGACCCCGAAGCGGGTCACGGTGGACGCCGGGCGCGAGGCGGCGAACGACCGAGCGGACGTCGAGATGGGCCTCATGTCCATGTCCGAGCTCTATTCCCAGCGTGGAATGG